TCACAGCGGTAGTTTTGTTTCGTGCCAGCCAAGAGTGGCCCAGCATTGAGAATCACCAGCGCACGGGCATGATGCCACCGGCAGTTGATCGCCGCACTTTCCGCAGCGACGTTTACTGATGGCATTAATCCGGCCGCGCACCCGGGCATCATCCTGGCGGATCAGCAACGCGATGTACTCGGCCATTTCGTAGGGATCACGACCAGGGCGCCGGGCGGCGCAATTACGCGCCAGCATTTCCTGCTCCTGCTCATCAAGCACCAGTTCAACCTTTCGCTCACCGGCGGCGGACTGCCGCGCGCGCTGCGCGGCTTTGCGTTCTGCGGGGGATTTAGGCATCAGTCTTCATCCTCATCCCAATCGTCATCTTCCTCATCCTCGTCGTCATCGCAGGATGCGAGCAATGGATTCATTCGCCGCCCCACCTGACTGGCGTACCCGCGGCGACCGAGATTATGCAGCACGCCGTAGATTTCGAACATTTCGGTTCGCTCATCACCAATATCAAGCTCACAGGCCAGCGCGTGGCATTCAGTGGCGAGCACCGATATCTTCTCAAGCAGTTCGACCTTATTCACCTTTCACCTCCTGCGGCGCTGCTGGCAGCGGCATCCAGTGGGTTATATTCTTGGCAACGAATTGGTTTGCCTGCCAAGCACCAAATATGAATGCGTAGGTAGTTACGTAACGATTATCCCAGCAAAGATACGCCCCATCATTTTCAGGCATCTGCTCGCTTACCGGAATCCATCTATCTGCGACACTATCGACGCTCTGCACCGAGTTCAGAGCGGGGGTATCATGCGGGGCGGCTGCGAGCTCACGAACAATGCGCTTAATGCCGTCGATACGGTCATCATCAACAGGGTCTACCGTTTCAATCCGATCAAGCATCATCAGCGCTGCGTTTGCTTTATCGTTGCATGTCCAACCATCCGGAATCACCTGAGAGTTGCCAGCCTCATAAGCTACGCGCATCCAGTGATAAAAAGCTTCAGAGGTAACACAGCCGCAATCAACCTCAATGACGCCGTTTTGTTGCGATAACCATTCTTCAAATTTCATGACTTACCTCCGTTGAGCATGGCGGCGCGGCAGGCGTTCCAGCCTGTACCAAAGCCAATTTTCGGCTCGCAGACGCCATTAAGCATCATTCTTCCGTGCTCATCGCGCACGTATGCACCCGGCACTACCGGTGCTGGCTCGCTGTCCATTGCGGCCAGCGTGAATGCAGCCAGCTCCCTGACGATTAGATTACCAAAATCAATTCCTACAACAGCCTCGCCGCTACTGATTCTCTGAAGCAACTCTCTGTTGTCGATGCTAAATTTGCTGGTCATTGGTTGGCTCCTTCTGCCTGATACTTTTCGAACCAGAAAACTACCTGCGCGTTGGTTGGTTGAACTAAGCCGAATGATTCCGCTGTACGGTAGCTTCTCGATGCCCGGCGAGTCACATCAACCTGAGTTGCAATGCGATTGCGAAAATCCTCAACCGTGCTGCACATTTTGAACAGGTTGCAGGGTATGCATGCCGGAACCATGTTGCTTACCGTGTCGTTTTCTGGTCTGTCCATTGCGTAGCCGTTACTGATATTCCTTCGTACTGCTTCGACGTGGTCAGCGTGCCATTTATCGCCAAGCTCACAGCCGCAGTAAGCGCAGCGGCCGCCGAACTTCATGCGCAGTTCAGTGCGTTGTTTTTTGGTCAGTTCCATCACTCAGCCTCCACCTTGATGCCAGCGGCGCGGCACGCATCTGAAAAAACCGCAACGCATGACTTAACTGTATCCTTGTGGAATTGGTAAAAGGCTTTGGCTACCCACGGAGCAAACGCGCTTGGCTCTGGTGTAGATGGCAACTTAAAGGTGACGGCGCGGGACTCCAGCTCGGCGATGCGCTCAGCCAACTTCCCAACCAGCTCAACATGATGGTTTTCACGCTCAAGAAGAGCGTTGCCTACTTTCCCTTCCAATAGCTCGGATATTCTTTGTTGACGTTCGCATGACTCCTGCGCGAGACCAGCATTCCACTCCCGCAACTCCTCGATGTAGCGTTGCGCCTTCTCCAGCGCCTCTACCAGCTCCTTTAAGTCTCTGGTTTTAATATTCATCTGAGGATTGAAATTGCTTACCGCGCGATGGACATCAAGTTTTAACCTCTGCGCCAGTTCGGTGATATCAGTCATTGTCTTTTCCCTCGCTGCGGAACATCAGGATTGTCAGGTCGCCTTTAGTGGCCATGCGAACGGTAGAGCCAGGTTCCAGACTGTTAAGCTCAAAGGCGTCATAAAACTCATTCACAGCCTTCTGACGGCGAGATTCCTTACGACGCTTGTCCAACTGCCTAAGAGCATTTTTGGTAATCCACTGGCCTGTTTTAACCATGATGTATGCCCATCCAAGAATGGCTAAACCGGTATTGAGATAAGTGGCGATGCTCATTTGGCCCCCTCGCGCAGCTGCTTGGAAATATAATCCGCAAGTTCGCCTTTTTTATTTAGGTTTTGCATCTCAATCAGGTCGGACATTGCAAGTCCATTGGTCGGCGAGATAACAACAAAGTTACCGTTAACTTCAAACTGGCGACCTTGCTTCTCCATGCGTTTCACAAAATCAGCGACCTTTGACATTTAACACCTCCAAAACGAAAGACTTCGTCCACTTGGCCTCTAGATGACATTCCATTGACACAAGATGCGCGGCAAACTCCTCCACACCATCAGCCTTAATTCCGGCTACGATGCGATCGGTGGCAGGGGTTTCGTCTGCAAACGTGTCGCAAATCATATGCAGGTAGCCTTCATTCGTTGGTCTGATACGGTTCATCACCCCAGCGATGAAATACTCCCGGCATTCGCTGATTATTTTTTTTGCCTCTACATTCTCCGCCGCCAGCTGCTTAAACGCTTTCGCCAGCTTCAGGAACTTCTGCTCTCTGATTGACAGCTCGCCAGCCGACTCCAGCGACCGAATGAGCTCGTTTACTGTTTCGATGTTCATGCCGCCACCCACTCGATCACCAGATAAGCCACATACAGGACGGCGACGATTGCCACCCAACCAATGATGTTTGCCACCATCACGAACAGCAGCAGTGACCGACGACTGTAATTCACGAAATCAAAATCCATACTTACCCCCGCTTACCCGTTTAACTTATTGATTCAATTGATATCTATGAAGATCGTTGTTTTAGAACTCTTCGACCTTCCACCCGCCGCCGGCTTTTTCCGGGAGCTTCGTTACTCCGATGATCCGGAATGGGTACTGGTCGGCGGCGACTTTGGTTTTCACCCTGGCATCGTCGGTCCAGTAACCCCCCTTCACTTCGTGCATTTCCAGTTGGCCGTTTGCCAGCATCACGGCGAAGTCAGGCGTGTAGAACGTGTTGTCAGCCAGACGCAGCTTGATGCCTTCGAACCGGTACCAGGCGATTTCCCCGTAGCGCCTACGCAGTTCAAGCTCTTGCGCATACGCCGTTTCGGTTTTGTTCATCTGGCCCGCTTTAAGCCGGCCAAGTGCCTGTAGTGTCTTTCGCATGATTTTTACCTTATTGGTAATTTATAACCACAAACGGATCAATATCAATAGTCTTGGGCATATTTTATTACCTTTTTGGTAAACATTAAGGCGTAAAAAAACGCGCTTCCGCGCTGCGCTGACTGTCAGGGCGCCGGCCCGCCCCTGAATCCCGGCGGGATCTCAGTATCCGGACGGGATATGGTGTTCACATCTCGCTGCCCAGAGCCGCCTTTCAGCTCGAACAGCCCTTTCCAACCTTTCGCCATACTCTGCTTCACGATCTGCATCTGCCGTGTGTGATTGCCACCAGACAGGTTAATCAGTTCGGTGATTGCTGCGCCCTCGCTCCGTTCAGTTGGCGCGTAGGCTTTAAACCGCATTTCTGACCTGTAGGCCTTCCACTCATCCCAGGCTTCGGCATTTAGTTGTTCAGGATACGGATAAGATTTTTTTGGCTCCCTCCCCCTTGGGGGGTTAGGGGGGATCTTATCTTTTACTTCTTCCTCTTCCTCTTCCTCTTCCTCTGGTAACGCTTTTTGTAACGCAGCCAGCGTTACTTTCTGCGTTTCATTTTTACGGTGTGCTGCAACCCTTCTGTTTGTAAGTGCCCGTTTTTTAGAGCTTTCACCATTATGGCGCTCAAAGTTGGGGAGAATAAGCTTGTTACCGTCGTAGGCGAGCCAACCAACAGCGATCAGTGCATCAGCGAATCCTGTAATAAAAGCGATACGGTCAAGCACTCCTTTTGTAACGCTGCCAGCGTTACCGTCAACAGTTTGCTGATCCGCCCATGCCCATATTCGAACGAGCTTACCGAGTACCGCATCGGGGTCGATATTCAGGATTTCTGCTATCTGGAAAATCTCCGGCTTGTCTGGTGTGATCACCTCGACTTTTATCCAGCTACTGGCCATCCTGCACCCCCATATAAGCGCGAATGAATGCCGCTGCAGCCTGTGCGTTTATGGCGTTGCCGTAACCCTTCAGGCGGCCGACGCGGTTGCTGCTTGCCACTCTTGCCACCCCGGGCTCGACTCGTCCCATGCGTGCGGCAGCCCCATCAACCAGCGGGAATGTGCCGGGTTCAACTGGACGCCATTTGCCATCTCGACAAAGGAGCCAGTCCGCATCTCGCCAAAAACCGTTAACCTCAAGGGCCCGCATGTGTATGCCTGGCGCGGTAGCTGATCGAGTCTGTCCTTCCCGTCCCGCTGCGCAGTCATTCCCGCCGAATCCTTCCAGTCGCGTGAGGTTGGTGTCACCCATGCCGCTAGCACTGCAAAGTCCTGTAGATTGGGCTGGCGACCAGCCTCCTTCCTCGCCATTACCTTTTTCCAGTCCTGGTAACAGTTTTTGATGTTGCTCGCCAGAGGACTCGGCCACCCAGTAGGCCCGCTCTCTGATATGCGGCGCGCCGATGCCCGCTGACGTAAACGGCACAAGCCCGAAGGCGTATCCCATTCCTTCCAGGTCAGCTTGTACAAGGTCGAACCATACGTTTGCGTTACCTGCTGCAACCTGTTCGCCAAAGACATGCTGAGGTCTGCGCTCGCTGATGAGGTGGAAGAACTGGGGCCAAAGGTGCCGCTCGTCAGCAAATCCATCTCCTTTGCCTGCCGGGCTGAAAGGCTGGCACGGGCAGGAGCCAGTCCAGACCGGGCGATCGTCAGGCCATCCGGCGAGGCGGAGGGAATGGGACCAGACGCCGATACCGGCGAAAAAATGGCACTGGGTAAATCCTCTGAGGTCGTCAGGTGTGACATCTTCAATACTCCGTTCGTCAACTTCGCCCGGGGCGATATGCCCGGCGGCTATGAGGTTACGCAGCCACTGCGCCGCGAATGGGTCGATCTCGTTGTAGTAAGCTGAAGGCGTCATGCTGCCTCCCTGGCCTTTCTGGCTGCTTTCAGACGCTCCGATCTCATCTGCGCCTGCCGGCGCGCGCGTTCGTTATTGCACGTAACGCACTCGCCGCTGATGGTGTATCGCTCGCTGTCATGGCCATGCTTACACGCCTTCCCTGTGTAGAACCGGGTGAGCCCCTGCTCAATGGCCTCTCGCTGGGTAATTCGCTTCATAGACTTGCCCTCTTTCTGCATTTGTCTTTGGTAATTTTGCAGCAAGCCAAAAAAAGATCAACCGTATTTGGATAATTATTACCAGATTGGTATTCAGGGAGAGGCAGGAGCCGCCTGGGGGTGGCGGCGCGGGTGAGTTTTGAGGATTAACGTTCGTGGAACCAGAGGACCAGGTCGGATTTTGCGGAGATCCACTTACGGGATTTGCAGGCTTTAAACAGTCTTTCTAGCAGAGGTTTACGTGGGATTCTTCTACGGCCAGTCAGGTGAACCTGAATGTAGTGGCTGGTCGTGCCGGCGTCACTTGCGAACTCTTCTCGCTCAGCCGGCGAGAGGTCGAGCCAGCAGCGTTTGAAGTCAAATTTTTGCACATCGCTCATATTTTTTTAGTCCCGGACTCACTTTAGACAGCCTGATTATTACCAATCTGGTGTAAAAATCAATGACTGTTACCTTTTTGGTAAGTTTACCTTTATGGTAATATTCTATTAAATTTAATCAGTTAGGTAACAATTTCAGGCTAAAAAAATAGAAATGAAAAGCATCTACGACATACGACGCGACAACCTCAACGAGATAATCAGGAAGGATTTCGATAACACGCAACTCCGGTTTGCCGAGAGAATCAAAAAATCAGCTAACCTCGTTAACAGGTGGAGCAAGGGGACAAAAAATATCGGCGCTAACGCGGCACGCGAGATCGAGTCGTTCGCCGGGAAAGGTAGGTTCTGGCTGGATATCGACCATCTTTCTGACAGCCCGATCCTGCCGAAGATTATCGATCCGCAGGAATGGAGCGTAGAAAAGCAGGCAGCTTTTACCCTGGGTGTATGGATGGGAGAGCATCCGAATCTGAACTCTGAGAAAAAGGTTTCGGAAGCGGCCGGCATCGGTCAGGCGACCGTAAATCGCATCCTGAACGTAGAAGGCTCCACCAGTATTGGCGTACTGGCGGCTATCGCTCGGGCGTTCGGCCGCGATGCATATGAGCTGATCCTGCCGCCTGGTAATGCTGGTCTGATTGACTATGACCACCACGAATACGCCAGGCTGCCGCAGGAAGAGAAAAACAAGATCACCGCCTTCATCAAGTTCATCGTCAGCCAGAACCAATAGCCTCTAATCTACCTGTCAATCCTGCAATCCTGCCGGGGGGATAACTTTCCGCGCCTCATACATTTACCGTTTTGGTAAACTTTTCCTCGTCACATCTATTGACTAATTCGAAAATTGATCAGATTATTACCTTAACGGTAACAACAGGGCGTTGAATTACCAGAAACCCACCACCGGGTGGCTTTCTCATACCCCTGATATTTACCAAATGGTAATAGTGAGGTGTGTATGCAATGGCAAATCATTAACGGCTGGTACTGCGTTACGGCATGCGGGCTGATGAGCTGGAAGTTCCGCACGCTGCCGGAAGCAATCAGCTGGGCGTTCGTCAGCAAACTGGCAGCAAAAACGGAAATGGGTATGGGGGTGAGCAAGTGAACATTCAGCAGATTAATAACCTGAAAAAAATCATGAACAACATCGATGGCGACTACCAGCTTAACCAGATGCTGTACGAGCGCCACGTCGAGCTTATCGACGCGATCAAGTTTCATCAGCTGCAAAAGCCATTCTACGAGCTGGAGCGCAAAGGCGTGCGCAGCGAGATCCTGGAAGAGCTGATGATGAGCTCTGAGTTTGAAGAATGCCTGGCCGCGTATCAGCGGGAACTGACCGGCATCATTGCCAAGTGGGATCTGGCTGACCAGCTGGATACGGCGAGGAACGCGGCATGAAGCCAGGCATTTACTTCGACATCAGCAACGTGGACTACCACGCCGGCGACGGCGTGAGTAAGTCGCAGCTGGATATGGTGGCGCTGAGCCCAGCCCTTCTGCAATGGCAGAAATCAGCACCGGTCGATACCGAAAAGCTGAAAGCTCTGGATATGGGGACGGCTCTGCACTGCCTGCTTCTGGAACCGGAAGAGTTCGATAAGCGCTTCATCGTGGCGCCGCAGTTCAACCTGAGAACCAACCAAGGGAAAGCAGATCAGGAAGCCTTCCTGAAAGACGTCGAGAACATGGGCATGACGGTAATGGACGCCGAACAGGGCCGGAAGCTGAAACTTATGCGTGATAGCGCAATGGCGCACCCGGCAGCGCGCTGGCTGCTTGAGGCGGAAGGATTCTGCGAAGCGTCCCACTACTGGACAGATCCGCAGACTGGCGAACTGTGCCGCATACGCCCGGACAAGCGCCTGAAGAGTCACCCTGTCCTGCTGGACGTGAAGAAGGTTGCCGATATGGAGCGTTTCTCGCGCCACATTGAGGAATTCCGGTACCACGTACAGGACGCGATGTACCGCGAAGGCGCGCAGCAAACCACCGGCGATCCACATGGATTCTTCTTCCTTGCAGTGAGCGAAACCATTGACTGCGGCCGCTACCCGGTGCGGGTGTTCGAACTGGATGCGCAGGACGTGGACACAGGGTATGCGCTCTACCGCCGGGATCTGAATACCTATCACCAGTGCCGCGAAACAGGCGACTGGGGTGGATTTGAAGTTATTAAACGCCCTGAGTGGGCACGTAAACAGGATATGTACGTATGAGCAACGATATCGCAATCACTTCTCAGCCTGGTGCTACCGTCGGCACCGCCGCGGCAATCTTCAGCCCGGAAGGGATGGATCGCCTGGTGCGATTTGCCACCCTGATGGCTGACAGCAAAGCCACCGTTCCTGCGCACCTGGCTGGAAAGCCAGCTGATTGCCTGGCAGTCACTATGCAGGCGGCGCAGTGGGGAATGAACCCGTTCGCGGTGGCGCAGAAAACCCATGTGGTTAACGGCACGCTGGGCTATGAAGCGCAACTGGTTAATGCGGTTGTCTCTTCCTCAAACCTTCTGGCCACTCGTCTGAACTACAAATGGGATGGCGACTGGTCAAAGGTAAGCGGGAAAACCGACAAATCTCCGAGCCTGACAGTGACAGTGTGGGCAACCCTTAAAGGCGAATCTGAGCCTCGCACCCTGACCATCAGCATGGCGCAAGCCGGAGTGCGCAACTCACCACTCTGGGAGCAGGATCCGCGTCAGCAACTGGCTTACCTGTGCGTTAAGCGCTGGGCACGCCTTCACGCCCCTGATGTTCTCCTTGGCGTCTACACCCCTGACGAATTGCAGGAAGCAGCACCGCGTGTTGAGCGCGACATTACGCCACCGGCTAGCACCGCTGCGGGGATGAATCAGCTGATCAATTCGCACCCTGATCAGCACCATGAAGAGAAGGCGAAAAAGACTGACGACCGCGCCCCAGAAGACATTCTCTCTGGCTTCTCTTCTGCGGCTATGGCGGCTCGTAACGTTGCAGAACTGGACAAGGCCTACAAATACGCGGCCCACCGTCTGGCTGGTAACCAGGAGTTACTGGACGCTGCCACCAATGTATACGGCATCCGCAAAGACGAACTGAATGAAGTCCCTATGTAATCACCACCGCGGCGCCGGGCGCGCCGCACTGAAAAAAGAGAGGTAACGATGAAAGGTGCATTAGGCAAAAAGGAACTGCTGGCGGTGGTGCCTGTATCGATGAGCACTATCGACCGCATGGAGAAAAACGGGGAGTTCCCTAAGCGTTTCTGGATCACAGACAAGCGCTGTGCCTGGAACAGCGAAGAGATCGAGCGCTGGCTGGACGAACGTCAGCAGAACGGCACAACGGAGTTTGCTGGAAAAAAGCCTCCGGTTGAGCAGCGAGTATTTCGCCCGGTTGGTAACGCGGCGTGACGTCGCTGGCGAGGTACTGGGAAAGGTGGTCAGGATGGTTTCTGTACCTGGCCGCCGTATCCGCCTGGCTGTTCCTGCTGGCGGTCATTTTTCGAGAGGGTTGGATACGATGAATCGGATGGAAAAATACCACGCGGATTATGTCTCGCAGCGCAAAGCGCCACCTCTTGTCGCCGTAACGCCGGCGGCAATGGAGATCGAGCAGCGCGCTATTGCTCGCGAGAACAAAGGCCAGTACCGCCTGGCTGCTCGCCTCTGGCTTGAGTGCATGGATGCGGCCACTGGCGAGGTTGAGCGGGCCCGTATCGCTATACGCCGCGATCAGTGCATTGGCCGCGGAAACCGGCTTCGCCAGGGATGCTATGCCGGGATCTGCGCCACAGCCGGGGTGATTTATGACTAACCCACACGACAGCATTCGCGTTGGCAGTATCACGCTAGTTTATTCGTCCGTACGTCGTGGCTGGCTGGCGCCCGGCGGCCAGGTTATCCAGAACCCGCTGAAGGCTCAGCGACTGGCGGAGCAACTGAATAGCAAGAAGGTGTCAGCATGACTGATGGATATGTCAATGAACTCGAAATGGGCAAATGTGGTGAGTATTACGCAATTTTCTCATTAACCAAACAAGGGTTTATTTGTTTCCCGTCAGACCAAGGATTGCCATATGACATCGTTGTCCAAAGTGAAGGAAGGTTATTGCGAGGACAGGTCAGATCAACACTTCGTATGAGAGATTACGGTAAATCAAAAAATGTTTACAGATTTAGCACCAGAACCGGAAAAGGGAGCATACGAGCAACTCAATGTGGATATTGTGATTTTTATGCCTTTGTTGTGATTGAGGATGAAAAAATAGGTTTCATGGCAGCAATGGAGCTTACCAGCTGCAAAAACATTGGATCAATAAAACAAACTTTAGAGTTTCGCACTGAAGATAAAGTTTACCCAGGACGAATTTACCCTACCGGAAAACAAAGAATTCTTGATTATTCAAGAAATATAGAATCATTTTCATCTTTTCGTCGCGTAGCTGAGCTATTGAGGAAAAAATCATGACAACTAAAAAATACACTCTAATTTATAGCGATCCGCCATGGGCATATCGCGACAAGGCAGCCGACGGTGACCGCGGCGCCGGTTTCAAGTATCCAGTGATGAATGTTCTGGATATCTGCAGGCTGCCAGTATGGGAGCTCGCCGCCGACGATTGCCTTCTGGCTATGTGGTGGGTACCGACTCAGCCGGTAGAGGCACTGAAAGTCATGGAGGCTTGGGGATTCCGCCTGATGACCATGAAGGGATTCACCTGGCACAAGACAAACAAGCACAAAGGCAACAGTGCGATCGGCATGGGCCATATGACCCGGGCGAACAGCGAAGACTGCCTGTTTGCCGTACGCGGGAAACTACCGGCCCGCATGGATGCCTCAATCTGCCAGCATGTCACGGCGCCGCGCCTGGAGAACTCGCGCAAACCGGACGTTATCCGCGAGAAACTGGTGCAGCTGCTTGGCGATGTCCCGCGTATTGAGCTCTTTGCCCGCCAGTCGTCTCACGGTTTCGACGTGTGGGGCAACCAGTGCACGGCGCCGGCGGTTGAGTTGCTGCCAGGATGCGCTGTGCCGGTAGTGAAGACGGAGGCCGCATGAACATTGCCGAAGAGGCCTCGCTGATAAGACAACTCGAAGAGGCGCGCGCCATTATCAACCAGAGGAATGGTGAGATCCTTCACCTGCAGCGAGAAGCGGCGCGCTACCGTGAGCAGCGGGATTCTGCAAACGCGATGGTTAAGTTCCTGCGCGGTCTCTTTGAGAATTCTTCGCAGGCGACACAATGAGCCGCCTCCGGGCGGACTATTGTTCATTCATCCACTTTTCAAATGCAGACGGGGAGAACGGCACCAGGTCGTAATGCTCCCCGTTTATCCATGCATCAACCATATTTGCCCACTGCTGCAGCATGTAGGCCCGCTGCCGGGAATACTCGGCCTTGTTGTAAACCGCCCTCACGCCCTTCTGTTCATGCGCAAGCGCCTTCTCTATCCAGTCTGACGGGAATCCCGCTTCATGCAAAAGCGTGCTCGCTGTGCGCCGCAGGTCGTGCACCGTGAGAGGTTGCAGGCTCTCCCCGGCATCCGCTGCCGCAGCAACCGCGCGATCGATGACTGAGTTCAGAGCGGCATTGGATAGCGGCTTACTGGTGCTGTAGCGCCCGGGCAGAAGATAATCACTCCCGCCGGCGCACATCTGCAGGCCTACCATCAGATCCTGCGCCTGAGGCGGAAGGTAGATGACGTGCGACCGGCTCCCCTTCATCCTGTCAGATGGGATCGTCCAGGTTCCTTTGCTGAAATCCACCTCTTTCCACGTCGCCATGATGAACTCGGTTTTGCGCACCATCGTGATCAGGATGAGCTTCACAGCCAGTTTTAAGGTTGGCAAAGTGCTGACGGTATCGAGAGACCTGAACAGCACGCCGATTTCTTCCGGCTGCAGGCAACGGTCACGCGGTTTAAACATGGCGATCGCCGAAGGTTTGATATCTGCGGCCGGGTTGAATAACCCGTGCCCGCGGTCATTGGCGTACCGGTACACGCTGCTAATTATTTCGCGCGCCTGCACCGCCGTCGCGCGGCCGCCGCGCTCGACTATCCGATCGCAAAGATCACGCACCATAGGGGTCGTTATCTCGGACATCATTTTGTTTCCGAGAACAGGCAAAATATCCCGGTCGATTACTGATTGCTTCATAGCCCGCGTACTGTCAGCCAGGACCACATGTTTCATGTAGGCGTCGGTATGTACCGTAAATGTTTCGGCGCCGCGGATCCGTTTGATACCGTCACGCTTCGCCGCAGCCGGCGACTGGCCTGCGTTCAGCAGCTTTTTAGCGGCTATCAGTTCATCCCTGGCTTCTGCCAGCGTGATACCGTCACGACCATACTGACCAATAACCAGCGTCTCCCGGCGGCCGTTGATGCGGTAATCGTAACGAAACGAGATGGTGCCTGAGATCAGCACGGCTACGTATAGACCGTCGCGATCGGAGACCTTGTACAT